TTAGTGGTGCAGCTTAGGACTTGAAAATATGTTGCTTAATACCGCCGCACTTGCAAATAAAACAGTTGAAACAATAAATTCGCCCGACATAAACCCAAACATACCGAGGATAAATATCAGACTGATCAAAATATCTCTTTGGAATGCGTTCATTTTGTTAATCCTTTAAAAAGATTGGGATGAAATCGACTACGGCTTAACTATAAAACTATAGTTATTTATTGACAATAGCAGTCAATATTGATTTATAGTTTCCTTATTGGGAATAATACGTAAGTGCTATTGATTTGGAGGTGTTGCGATGGCGATGCTGAGGAAGTAGCATCGCCGATATGTCGTTTTAGTGATTGAGGTTTTAATTACCACAACCACCCGCACTTATTGGTTTTAATGTGGCGTTAACGTCTAACGCACCATTGGTACATAGATCGTATTGACGCTGACCAGTTTGATGCAAGGTATAGCAATATCTGCCTGCGTTAGCGTAGTCATAACACACCTCTTCTTTTTTCGCAGCGCCTTGTCCAGTCTCATTTACTGACCAGCTACCTACTTTGGATCTAGGATCGACCGGGTCATTCGGACCTTTTTTGTAATCCCACAACGTACCGTCTTTGTTATGCTCCTCTTGCCATTTGTCACCGTTGCCTTTGGTTGCGCAGACCGTTTGACCTGACAATATTTTCTTTAGATTTTTAGTAGGGGGGGTGTTGCAATCAGCTATTGCTTCTCCAGCAATAGCCGTTGATAAGACACTTGCTACGATAATCATGTGCTTCATATTGTTAACTCCGAAATTAGGTTATAAATAAAACAAAAAAGTCCCAAATACTTCTATAAAAACTCAAATGGCTCAAACGTGGCTAGCATAGCAGTTGATCTGCATAGTTGCCAACAACCAGGGCTATGACTAAAACTAAAGTCTGAATCAAGACGTTACCCATAAAATGCATTTTTATTGCTCCGTAATAATTAGATCATCAACGCTAAATTTAAAGCTGGAATATCTAATTAATTTGGCGCCCTGTGTACCTCTTCTACCGTTGCGGGCTGTCTTAGCGTGCGTGGCTTACTTTCATTCTTCTATTCAAAGCTGAGGTTTAACAATGGGCGTTTTGCTGTCGATATTAATACACGCGGCCTTTAAAATCGCGTACACAGTGCTTTACATTTCTATTGTTGTTGGCGCTATTCACGCCTATGTCGCGTCTTATCGAACGTTCGTTAATAGCATTTCTCCAAACCATGCCCGAGATCGTTAACGGTGTATGGGGCTGGGTCATGCCTTCTAATGCTCACGCCTGCTTTCTGGTTATCTTCGCCGTTATCATCCTGCGCTTTGTTACTCGCCAATGGTTAAAACTCATCAACGCTAAATTTAAAGCAGGTATCAACAATTAACCCCAAACGCGCGGCCACGCGCATAACATCACTTTTGTAAGCGATTTCGGTAGCAAACGAATAAGAGCGGTATTGATGTGGGGCTGATGGTGGTGATGCTACCTGAAGGAGTTCGCAACAACAAAAATCGGGGTTGATGCTGGTTTTGCCTGTTTGAGTGAAAATTGAACATCGGGGCCACAGGTTTTTTTGCGCGTTGTTGCGTCCTGAACGGTGCATCTCAACGCCTGCGACCGAGCAACGCATGAGCAAACAAAAGCAACTGCTTAGCGTGGCCGCGCGTCTACCATCTAACTAACTGAGACTATCAAAAATGCCAGGCTGGATAATTCAAGGCGTCAGAGGTGAAGGAAAAAGCCTTTGCGCCGTCGGAAAAATTAAAGAATACATGTCACGAGGTCGGCCAGTGGCTACCAACCTCGATTTATTCGTAGACAAGTTTTTACCAGAAGATAACGCTACCATTAGTTACCGTTTGCCCGATCATCCACGCCTCGAAGATTTCGAACTGCTGCCGCCTGCTTACGACCCTAAATATAAGAAAGAAGACATGAACGGCTTGCTCGTTCTTGATGAACTTGGCACTTGGTTAAACGCTCGTAACTGGAACGCCAAAGATCGCCTAAAAATGTTGAACTGGCTTTTCCTAAGCCGCAAAGATCATTGGGATGTAATTCTGTTGGCTCAAGACTTCGAAATGATTGATGCCCAGGTTAGAACAACACTTTGCGACTACTTGGTTCAATCTTCCCGTTCTGATCGTCAAAAAGTGCCTTATCTATCAGGCACACTGAAGAAATTCGGCTTTAGCGGCAAAATGCCCTTGGTGCATCGTTACGCCGTTTATTACGGTATGACCACGGCTGTTGAACCTGAAGAAATGTGGTCTTTTACCGGTACTGACTTTTATGATGGTTACGACACCAACCAAAAGTTTCGCGATGGTATGGAAGCCTTAAACGGCACCCTGGTTGATATGCGCGCCACTTATTCAAACATTCCGGCCAACTATTTAACCAAGCGTGTTTTTGTTGATCGCTTAAACGAGAAAATCACCCAATTAAAACAACTAACTAATCCCGAGGTTAACGACATGGCAAAAGGTAAGGGCGGCTCCAAGCAAGCTGATTTCATGAAAATAGGTTTCCTCGTTATTGCCCTGATTGGTTTTCTTGGCTGGCGTTTCTTAAGTGGTGGCTTAAATATGCCTAAAACTGAAAGCGTGATTCCGCAACCTGCCGTTGCTGCGCCTGTTGTGGCCACACCCGTTAAAACGGTTCAATCGGCGTCTGAAAGCGCGCCTGTCGAAACTAAATCGGCTGTTTATGTCGCACAGCAAACCAATGAATTCATTGAATATTTGTTGAAAACCTATCGGCCACGACTCTCAACCACGGCGTATTCTCCCGAATTGGGCATTATGGGCACCATACAGTTTTATGATAATTTTGAAGTGGTCGAGTCATACACCGTTAAAGAGCTGCATTCGCTAGGTGTGACGTTGCTCCGTAAGCCTTACGGTGTTGATCTTGTTTTCGCTGGTAAAAGCTTCATCGTTTCTTCCTGGAAATTGCCTCACGAATCAGACAATCAAGAGCCGCAAGCCGTACAACCTACACCCGTTTCAGTGTCTCAAGCCGACACACAGCCTGCGGCGTCTAAAGGTAAGTTTTTTGATTAACAGTTGTTAACTTAACATATCGTGCATACAATAAAGCAATGGAAATTACTTTTGATGCCACTAAAGATGAAGCTAACCGCCTAAAGCATGGCGTTTCTTTGTCTACGGCGGTAAAACTTGAATGGCAGTTATTGTTAACAACTGTCGATAATCGTAACGATTATGGTGAATGTCGAATGGTGGGATACGCGCCTATTAATGATCGCGTTTATTGCGTTGTTTATGTCGATCGTGACCAACAGCGCCGGATAATTAGTTTACGTAAAGCTAACAAGCGAGAGGTAAAAAGCTATGCAAACAAAATCAATTCGTGAATTTTATTTGCCAACTGACGAAGAGGACGCCGCAATCAATGCAGGCATTGCGGCAGACCCTGACACTTACGAATTAACCGCTGAGGAATTCGCTCAACTGAAACCACTAGGTCGTCCTCCACTAGAAATCACTAAAGAGCGCATTACAATCAGACTATCAAGAGACGTGGTTGAATCCTTTAGATCAACCGGGGCAGGGTGGCAGACTCGCATAGATGCCGCGTTAAAAGACTGGCTAGAACACCATCCAACAACGCCCTAAGGTTTATTGTTACCAATCTTCTTTGGAACCGGTTTAGTCGCTTTAACGTGTTCCGGTATTTGATACCAACTACAAAGCGCCGTTTCAATTAGTATTGCTCGGCTTTCCGGTTGTCTTTCTAGCCATTCCAGCAAGTAAGGCGGTAAAGCCAAGCTTATTGTTTTCTTCTTGTCGTCTTTCTTTGGTCTGCCCATTACATGCACCTTTGCTCTTCGTTTAAGTTATTAATATAATATAACAAAACAAAATAAAGCCAAGTAAAATTATATACCTAAACGAAATAAAAATGTGCTTTTGCTTTAAAGTAGCGAAGCGGCCACGGGTAGCCAGTGAGCAAGCGCAGCGCGCCGAACGGTGTCACACGTGAGCCAGCAATTTTGCATTGTTCCAACTAGGTGCCGTTTGAAGATAAAGGTTTGCTGTACATGAATACGGACAGCTTGATGAAACCGGCAATATGCAAGACAGGCACTTCGTACACTATCAATAAAAAACCAACCTAGACTAATACGGACTAACGTAGACCTAGGAGAGCCGGAAGGCGTACTTTCAACACGGTTACTACCCCGGGCAGGGTTTTTAAACGATTGATTTCGTTCTGCAGGCTGTAAATCAGCTCATCCTTGTCACGCTGAACCGGGGATTTCCATGTTTTTACGGTCCCACAACAACAAAAGGCGCTCGACATAAATCGGAGCGCCTTCGTTATCCCACATCAAAATCTGTTCAACCGTAACGCCAATCACCTCAGCCGCTACGGTTTCATTAATGCCAACTCTATGCCAGCGTATTTGATAGAAATTCGACTTCTTTTTTCGACCAGGTTTTTTTTCTAAACCAGGGAGTGTTTTTATTTCCGCGGTTGATTCCGTCATGTTTTTGGCTCCATTTGACTAAAACCAGACCTAACGCAATAACCAGGCCGACAACAATAACATTGCGCATAATTTGACTGCCTTATGTAGAAAAGCCCTGACGGAAACTAAAAAAGCCCGTTAGGGCTTTTTTGCATAGGGTGCATTATGCGCGGTGCTTTTTTGCTTTTGCTGCTCTCTTCCAATTAAGAACGATTCGCAACAAAGGCAAGGACGGGGTTAGTAGTACTGTCCTTTTGTATCATTTTTGATAATTTTTCACTTTGCTAGCGTTTTCAGCTCTTCCATTGTCAGTTCTTCTAGGCCCTTTTTTAGGGCTAAATGAAGCACATCTGTTTCTTTGATTGGCCTTTGTGTGGCCACTACAATTTTCACCGTCAAATCTTGTATTTTTCTCCAGGCTTTTTCGTCTATATGTTTGCTTGGCATCGCTTGCGCTCTCTATTCAATTATTTTTCATTGTTTTTAGCTAGTTAAAGCCGGCTAAAGCTCATTATCTTTGTTTTTACTTTCTTAGTGAAATATAAATTGACATCTGAATACTTATAATCTGAGAATACGTAACTTTCTTATTTTCTAAGTATTCATTTATTTCCATGATTGATTGGTTTCGCGGTGAAATAGACTTCTTACATGACCCCATTCCGGCTGGTCGTGTGCTGTCCATTGATTCTGACGGCTCTATCGATTGGGATTGTGTTAAATCCATCGTGTGCCGTAGCTCTCACGAAACCAGCCTTAAAATCAAATCTTCCGGCGGCAATGGCGAGGGTAGGGCGACTTCATTAATGATCGACGGCAACCTGGCTAAGTTCCTGCAAGGCCATAACGTCTTTGGTTCCCGTGACTTAAATCAATTGCTGCTGTTGGCGTTCCGCAAGATTGCTGAATTGCATCCCGATCACCTTAGCGACCCTTTCAGCATCGCTTCGGCCGAAGCCAAAATCAAGAAAGGTGATTACAAAGTCAAGATGATCGACATTAACGCGCTTTATGACGTTGGCAACGATGCCAGCGTTGAAGCTTGGCTGCATGCGTCTGAAATGCGCGCTAAAAGCCGGCATGGTCGCAGCACCCGCGACAAGGGCACCGTTTACCTGGGTAAGTCTTCCAAGCGCTGGGCCTTCAAGTTTTATAACAAACGTCGTGAGATGTGTTCCAAGGGTAAGACGCACCAGTTGCCGGATTACCTGCAAAGCCAAGGCCTAGAGGGCTTCATTCAAGGCAAACTCCGCGCTGAACTGCGCATATTCTCGAAAGAGCTGGAAAAGCACGGTATCACCCACGGATACCATTTAACCCCGGCCAACATCAACGACCTGTTCACGACTTATCTGGAGAAAATCGACATGACCACACAAGCCACCCTTATTGATGAACAACTGTTAAAAATGTCCAACAAATTACGTGGCACTTACACGCTATGGCGCCAAGGTGCTGATTTAAGGCAGTTAATGAATATACAAACATTTTACAAGCATCGCCGCGAGCTTCTTGAATACGGCATTGACATCAACGCCATGCACTTAGTACCGGAACATAACAACGTTGTGCCTTTAATGCGCATTATTGAAGCAGTACCGGTGGCTATTCCCGCATGGGCTTATGAACGCGGCTTGATTGCCGCTTAAGGGGGATTTATGGCTTACCAACAAGTCGATTGGGCCAACGAAAACCGCCACTGCTTATTTTGTGGCGGCATTATCAAAACCGCCAGCACGGGCCGTCCTGCGCTGTATTGCAGTTACGCCCACAAAATGAAAGCGTTTCGCCAGCGTCAAAAAGCGTTACGAAACTCAACTGTTAAGCAATAAACCGTTACGAAACTAAACGCCCATTAGGGCAGGGGAACCACCTATGAACACTATCAGCATTGAATTAACTCCGGAACAACATAAAGCCATCATTCATTTGGTGCATGGCACTATTTTAGACCTTCAGAACATGCCATCAGACGAGATCGACCCGCGTTGTTTACCTGTTTTAAAGGCCATACACAGCAAGTATTTTGCAATCTTTGCCCATACCAGCTTGTTAGAAGATTTAGTCTCTAACACGCATTAATTTCTTTTAATCACAACTCTTAGAGGTAGTAAAATCATGTCATTAGTCAAAGTCTCTGTCGAACGTTCACAAGTTGATTCTGTGCGTACTCGCACCATCGCCAACACGGGCGAATTGGAGTTCCAACAAAAAATCTGGGTGTACAAGTCCGGCTCTAAATTCCCCACTGAATATCAGATACGCTTGCCACAGGGCGTTAAGTTCTATCAAGAAGGTGATTATGTGTTTGATTTACAGGCTAATATCAAGGCTGACAAGTATTCTGGCTTGTCATTTGACCCGTTCGCGCCTACCACGCTAAAACCGGTTACAGTGCAGTTTTTAGAAGCGTTTGACAAGTTTACCGACCAGCTCTATCAACAGCTCAACAAGTCTGCTGCTTAGTGGTTAAGGGGTGTTTATGAGTGAAAATAACGTCAAAGACCTTAAGAAAAAAATCTTCAATGTGTCCGATGATTTACACATGCTTTACAGTTCTTATGAATCACTGCAGGTGATTACCGCCGATTCCTCTGCTGAGGCTGTTCATGTGTGCGCCGTGCTGGATGGCTTAAATTATCGCTTTGAGGCGCTTATAAAGCAGCTGGACACGCTTTATAAGCAATCTGACACTGATTTTATACCCGTTGTTGTTTTTACCGATAATGGCGTCAAGGTGGCTGAGAGCCGCTAG